CCTTCGTGGTGTCGGGCCACGCGTGACGTAGGGGGGGGTCTAGGAGACTCCTTACCGGGGGTATATGGGCCGTTTTCATCGCTTGGGCGTGGCAGGGGGAGGGGGGCTTATCACCTTATTCTTGCCGCGTCTGGCATTCACATGAGGAAACAGACCGCACGCGTCGGAGTTCACCGTGCGCTGGATCTCCTTCGCCCTGGCACGCATCCAGAAGTGAGACCGTCCGTACATCTTGCCGATCAGGCGAGACGACAGACAACCGGGCAGACTCAGCGCCCAACGGATGAGCTCGACGTGGCGACGGAAGGCGAAGTTGTCCGTGCAGGCCAGCGCATCCATGAAGCCCTTGAGCATCACGCCCACATGATCGCGAGAGATGAACGCGTCGACCTCCTCGCGTCTGCCGATGTCAGTCGGGTTGAACGCCCAGTCAGGATGATTGGCGTCGATGTTGAAGACGTGCCTAGGTTGCGCCATCTCAGCGTAAGGCAGTACGCCGTTCTCGCGCATCTTCTCTTGGACCTTCTTGGGCTGAGCAAAGAACCAAGCGTCAAACGACTTGGCCTCCTTAGCCGGAGCCGTCAGGTCGTTGAGCCTAGCGCGTGTCACGCGTCACAGCGTCAACCATCTTGACGGCGGGGCAAGTGGCAAAGGTTAACCCTTGGTCATGTTAGTCCATAAGCCAGTGGTCTCGTCGTACTTAATTTTCCCATATATCCTCATCTTCTCAATGAGTGAACGAACCTTGACGTGAGTGTGCCCTCCCATGCGGAGGTTAAACTCACTTACGAGGTTAGCCTTGGTCATGCGAAGAGGCATAGTTGACAACCAATCCACAAGGGTTTGCCTTCGTACCTTAGCCTTGTCTGCGGTGGCCTCGCCTCCGGCTTCACAGCGCCTTATCATCCCAGGTCTATCGGTCAGCCATTTCTCGGCAAACTTCTGCTTCTCCGCGATCAAGTGCTTCCGACGAGCCGCGGTCATCTTACGTCTTCTCAGCCGGCTTGGATTACTCATGGCGGTCAAATTGCTTGCAGAAAAACCGCAGGGCCGAGCGAGCGTAAGCGACGCAAAGGCATCTGCGTGTATCATGTAGGGAATGTATATTCCCTACTGATACTATGTTGTCTTGCGAGTTGTCTTGCAAGTTGTCTGGTCGGGTGGTCGGGTTCATGGGTCTGGCTTGGCTTGTAAGGCGTTTTGATTGTTTAAGGCGGTCTTCCCCCTCAGAAGGCAGGAGACTGCCCAGAAGACCCCTTAGCGGGGCTAGAAACGGCATCCTGCTGGACTACCTCGGCTTGGGGTTGGGCATACTCCCACCTGATGACCTCCTTGTCCGAAGAGTGGCGAATATTAATCTCTGGCTTAAACTGACCTGCTGAGTCCTTAAGACCGGCACGGCCACGGCGCTTGGTCAGGCCGAACTTGTAGATCGGCTCCTCGCCCTGGCATCGGAAGAGGACGGCGACCTCGCGGAACCAGTTGGTGAACTCGGAGGAGCCGAGGCCAGCGTAGGCTAGGTCGGCGACGGTGTGGCCTTCCTTGTCGGAGGCGGCCTTGGGCTTCCCGGTATGGTGCATGGCCACGAGGACGGCGCCTGTCTCGAGGAGGATGGGGGCGAGGTCATGGCGCAGGAACTTGGACGCCTGCTCCTGGTCGGAGACGTCGATGCCCGCAAAGGAAAGCAACGGGTCGATGAAGACGATGTCGGCGCGTTGGTCGATGATGAGCTGACGAAGGGCGGCGGTAAAGGTCGTTCCTGTGGAAACGGTGTCACGGAAGATGGCGAGGTGATCGCGTAGGGTGGCCTTCTCGTCGCTGTCTAGGTAGGCCCCGGCAATTACATCCTGCAAGGCTTCGGAGATGTCGCCCGCGTCGTTCTCAGCCTGAAGCACTACAGCACGAAGAGGCTTAGTAGGCTTGATGCCGAAGAAGTCACGGCCCATACACCAAAGCACGGCGGCCTGCATCATCAGGGACGACTTGCCCGTGCCGGACTGGCCGACGATGAGCATGGAGCCACCCTTGCAGAGCCAGCGGTTAGACCCAAGGACGCAGGTCGGGTCGTCCTTGCGCTTAAAAGACATAAGGGCGTCAAAGTCCATGCGGGCAGGCCCGACCTTGACCTTACGCCCCTTGCGCTCTTCGGATAAGCGGGCATAATGTTCAAGGAGGGTGTCTGGGTCGGTGGCGTTCGCAACGGCGACTGCTGCCTGACGTAGCAGGGCGGCGCTTGTGATCAGGTCGACGTGCTCTGGTCGATACTCGCCGAAGCCTGAGTCACTGACTAGGAGCGAGACGGTTGCGGCCTCCACCTTAGACTTCATCTCGCGCAGCTTCTGGCTTACGGTATGCTCGTCTGCCCGGATGCCGTCGACGCTTAGGGACAGGGCGGCCGAATAAATGTCAACGTGGACGGGCTCGAAGAAGTCGGATGGCTTCAGTTCAGGTGGAAGGGGTAGGGCTTCGCGTAGGAGGACGCCGAGGAGGTGGCGTTCCGCGGCGACGTTATTCGGCGGGATCATGGAAGAGAGGGTTGGGGTTTGTGGGCGTGGGTGCCCGTGGTCAAGATGCTTTGCGTAGGATGCGGTCGAGGTCGGACTTGCGATAGTGCGGTACCGGGCGAGGGGTGCGGAAGATGCGCGCAGGGATCAGGGAGGCGTCGATGCGGTATTGGATGCCGCGGACGGTGCGCCGGTGCTTGCGGGCGTACTCGGAGAGATTGACCCATCCGGCGGGCGCCTTGAAGGCTTCAAGGGCGATGGCGGCTTCGTTCGCCTGTGCCCAGGTCTTGAAGCGAGGGCTCAGCTTGTAGGCCAGTCGGCTGCGGGTGATGCGTCGCTCCTGGGCGAAGCCTGCCTTGACGATGCGGGCGATTGGCAGGGCGACTCCTGCCCGGGTCCGATAACCTAGGAGGCGGGTGACCTCGACGGTCTTGAGCCAGCCTTCGGGGGCGTCCTTGGGTTCGCTGACAAGGGCGGCGACGAGGGCGTGGGCGTCGAAGCGCTTCATCGGGCCTTGGGCGTGTAGACCTTGAGGTCGGTAGTCCAGACCCAGCGGGAGCCGACGCGGTGGACGAGCCAGACCTTCCAGTCCTTGCCGTCGACCCAGCCGGCGGCAAAGCCTGAGCCCCATCGGGAGGTGGCTAGGCGGTGCGACGCGTAAGCCATGGCGTCCTTCTGGCAGAGACAGCCAGCGGAGAAAGCGGCGCCGCCCTCGGCCTTGGTCAAGTTAACCTGGGCGAGCGTGTGCGTGTGGCCGTGGATCAGAGCGCCTCCGCGGTCAGCGTAGTGCTTACCCTGTTCGGCGGTGGCGTTCAGGCCGTGGGCGTAACCGTGGATGAAGGCCACCTGGCCGAGTCGATAGACGCCCTTCTCGGCGTGGTAGGGCAGGATGGTCTTCGCTCCGCAGCTCTTCGCGGCGGTCTTGATGCGGGCCTCGAGGTCAGCGCAGTAGTCGCGTACCAGGGCGGAGCCGGAGGTATGCTGCAGGGCCTGTGCCCGGTGCTCGTGGTTGCCCATCAGGTAGACGGTGGGCTTGGTGCGCTCGAGGAAGGCTTCACCGGCCTCGATGTCGGAGATGAGGGACTCGGCGCCTTCGGCATCCTGCCCGGCTCCACGGCGCAGGGATCGGAAGTCAAAGCAGTCGCCGAGGTGGACGCGCACCGTCGGCTTGTAGTCCTTGATGAACTCGACCAGGGCCTCGACGGCGTTCTCGTCGGCCATGTCGCCGTGGTTGTCGCCGAAGGCTACGAAGCGGGTCGGGGTGCTCATTTTAGTGTTTTAAAGAAGACTTCAAGTTGGTCACGCATGAGTCGTGCGACATCAATGTCTTTGCCGAGAAACCAAAACGCTTTGAACGATTTAGTCCTGACTCGAAAATAATAAGTGTCCCTGTTGGTCATTATGTTACGGTTAGGGTTTAACTTTCGTAGGTTGATACCCATGCGACGAGCAGCGCATATCATAGTGCCACGGTTAACATCAAAAGATCTCATCGCTTCTTTGATTGTAGCATCGGTATAAATAGCAGTCTTAACAGCAGCGATAGCAACACCAGTTGCGTTTCTTCCAGGGAATGGATGAGGAATGCCATGTTTGTGTCTGGCACAATTTAAGCTGTTTGAGCTGACTCCAAATAGTTCAAAAATCTCCTTATTAGTTAGTCCTTTTTCGTGCTGATAGATTGCGGCGTCAATGGCAGCACCTTTAGGCAAGCGGGTAGGGGTGCTCATCAGCGGACGTTGATGTAAGGGATGGGCTTCCCGGCGTCGAAGGCCGCAAGCATCTCGTCACGGCGCTTGCGGGCGGTCTCGAGGTCGCTGGCGATGTTCTCGACGATGTCCTTGCCGCGACGACGCAGGCGGAACCAGTAGCAGTCGCCGAGTTTCTGGAGGTGGTGATTAGGGTTCTCGGCCTTGATGTAAGCGGGCTTGTCGTTACGCCCGGTGCGGGTGTACTTAGGGCATGCGAGCAGGAAGGCCACGCGGTCGGGAGATAGGCCGACCTTGTTCGCCCAGCGCAGCGTGTCGGTGTTCAGAGTTTCCATGAGCGGGCGAGGTTGCGTCCTTCGGTCATGATCGCGTTACGCGAGGACGGCCTGAAGATATACTCTTGGTCGAACAGGTGGGACGCGCGTATCTCGGCGATGCTGTCGAGCTCTTCGTCGTTGGCCGGGCCGACCCCAGCGGTGGCGACGTAGATGGTGCGGACCTTCCAGCCCTTCTCCCAGAGGATGTCTTGGCAGACCCGCAGCTCGTTGACGTAGCGCCAGTCGGAACAGACAACCGTCTCTGGCGATGGTTGGTCGTGGTGCTTCATGACCGGGCACCAGTTCGCGAAGTGGCGGGCGAACACGTCCCGATCCATGCGCCGTGCGAACTTGCCCGCGTGCACGAGGAAGTCGCGGTTATCGACCTTGAAGTCTTCCTTGAAGAAGTTGCCGTCAAGGCCGAGGTAATCCATGTAATGGTTCGCGGCCTCCTTGAGGGCGTCGGCGAAGTTGATATGTTCGGCGGGTCGCTGGGACCATTCGAGGATGCCGGAGGCGAGCGTGTCCTTGCCCGCCCTGGCGTACCCTGCGATCAGGACGAGCGTCGGGGCGGCCATGGGCGTGGGTGCTTCGGTCACGGGCGTTAGAAGGGAACGCCTTCGGGCGGCAGCGGCTCTTCGGGAGCGGTCGGCTTCTGGGAGCCCTTGGGATACGTCATCTTATATTTATACTGAGGTTTCCCCTGCCACTCTCCGTTGGCCTCGACCTCGACGCCGACGAGGATGGTCTGACCGCAGGCCGGGGACAGGTACTCCAGGTACTCGGCAGGGGTCGCGTCGAGCCTGATCTCGTTGGTGTACTTGCCGGAGAACTTACCGACGAGCATAGCGAGGGCCTTGCCGTACTTGCTGGAGAAGTTCTTGGACAGGCAGAAGCCCTTGTCGTCGACGAAGAACAGGCGGGCGGACGAGGTGCCGTCCTCCCACTGTTTGACCTTCTCGAACTTGGGCTTGATGAGTTTCAGCTTGTAGGTGCCGTTCGTGCTGATGGACGTGAGCGGAGGGCGGTCGTTATTATCGGTGGTCATGGTATTAGGCAAAGGTGATAGCGCGGGCGTTAACCATGAGTCGCTCAATGCATTTAGGGCTTTCCTTAAATGCAATTAAGGCTTCAGCGTGTGCCTTAGTTGCGGGATTCATGCCTTTAGTGATTTCTGAACTGGTTGGGGTTCTCATGTCTTCAATAAACCAGTCGCCAGCGTGACGGTAGTTTTTGCCATACCAGTCTAAGACTGCCAAGAGAACGCTCTTGGTAGGACTTGGCTCAATTTCGCAAGGGACTAGTTTACCGCATAGCGCTACAGCGTAAGCGGGCGACATCATGCAAAGAATGGTGTCGTTAGTGATTTTGTCGTCTGGCAGGTTTGGTGTATTCATGGTGTGGGAGATTAGGCGAAGTTGATGTTAGTCGCGGCGCTGGGCTTGGCGGCGATGTCGATGGTGGTGATCTCGGTCTGGTAACCGGGCCAGTTGCCCGAGGCGGTGCAGTCCTTGTAGAGGGTCAGCGCGCGCTCGAAGTCGAAGGCGGCGCCGGTCATCAGTTCCGGCCCCAGCTCGTAGACCGCGTGGGCGTAGGGCGGCTCCTTCTCGACGGCGATGAAGCGGAAGCCGAGGACGCGGCACTTATAGGCGGACTCGACGGCGTGCCGGTAGAAGTAAGCCTGGAGGGCGTACTTGTATTTGCGGACGGACTGGAGGAAGCCGTGCGGGCTGGCGTCTTCGCAAGTCTTCAGGTCGTAGATATAGCCGTCGTCGGAGATGCCGTCGATGGCGCACTTGACCAGGGTATCGCCGATGAAAGCGGTGAACATCACTTCGGTCTTCGAGAGGACGATGCCGTTCTGCTTCATGCAGGCCGCAGCGGAGTTGGCGACGGCGTCGACGAGGGCGCCTTCTTCGGCGGTCAGGATGGCCTTGCCTTCGTTGGCGGTGACGAACTCGGCCCACTCGGCCTTGCCTTCCTTCGTGCGCTTATCGACGTCCGGGGCGATGGCGTGCGTGGCGTTGTATGCGTCCAGCCCTTCGAGGGCCAGCTTGTGGACCGCCGTGCCCACTCGGAGGGCCTTGGACTCTTCGCGGGTGCGGGAGAGATACGCCTGATAGTGGGCGGGTGACTTGAGCAGTTCCTTCGCGCCGGATTGGTTGAGCGCTTGGATGCCGTCATAGATGACGCGTTCGGTGATGAGGTCGGGCATGGGTGTGTTATTGGGTGTTGGTGGGAAATCAGAGAAGTGCCATGATGGCGTCGGCCTGATCTGGGCGACGGCGCTCGATGGCGGTCAGGCACATGACTGAGCCCACGGTGAAGCGGGAGCAGGCGACTGGGCGGCTGGCGTAAGTCTTGCATTTGCCAGAGCCGGAGAGGTGCGGGCATCGGGCAGGGACTTCGGCGAAGGTACTGCCAGCGATATGGAAGACCTCGCCGCGGGCGGAATAGAACTCGGTCGAGGTCGGGCTAGGGCTGATGGGCAGGAGGATGCTCTCACAGCAAGCGCCCTTGCAGAGTTCACAGGCTGTCATCTTCGGGGCTGGCTTTTTCGACGCTGGCGGAGATGCGGCGCACGTCTTCGAGGGCGGCCTCGGCGGCGTTCTCCATAGCCTCTAGGGTATTCCGCAGGACGCGCAGCTGGACGACGAGGACGTGGACGCGGTCATGGAGCGGCTTGACCTGGGCGGACTCATCGGCGGTGTCGATGTGATCCGTGAAGACCTGAAGTTCGGTGATGGCCGAGCGGTTGAGGCCGTCGAGCGTGATGATGTCGGCGTCGTGCTGTTCATAACGTCCGGCGATGTGCTGGACCGTGGCCAGCGAGCCTGTGATGTTCTCGACGAGGCGCTTGATTGATTCGCGGTTGGTCATGAGCGGGTGGGCGTGAAGGTAAGTTCCTTTATCTCCCCATTAGGGGCAAGCGTAAAGAAGCGGACGGCGGAGCGGGACAGGGACGGGTAGGTCTTGCGCTTCCATGCGTTGAGGTCGGTCAGGAAGTCGGCGTGCTTGCGGGCCGTCAGCTCGACGTACGGGTAGCCGTCCAGCAAGAGCAGCAGGGCGTACTGCTTCGGCACGGTGGCCGCGATGCGCTCGATGCCCTTGGGAACGTCAGCCATCAGAGTTGCCTGGTCTTCGCGCGGTTCCACTTGGCGATGGTGGCGGTCATCACGGCGCGGGAGATTTGACAGGTGATCATGTCGGACCCGAGGATGTCTTCCATGACGCGGGCAAGTTCGTTGCCAGCGTAGCGCATCTCGGAGATGGTCTTGGCTTGGTTCTCTGCCCGGGCTTCGGCGGCGGCGGCGAGGTTCTGATTGTGCAGGGCCCCCATCACGGCGGAGACCGGGTCGAAGGGGT